TAATATCGCTGCCGTTGATACTGCCATTTTACACCGCCAGAATGTAGTTTGTTAAGTTAGAATCGCCTGTCATAAATCCCGCCTGCTTTAGTTTTCTTGCCAGCACTGGATGATTCACCGCGCTCATGACTGCTTTTGCCCCTAATTCCTTGCTTACCGGCGCAATGTTATCAATCAATAATTTTAATGCCTCAACCCTTTTGGGGTGTATCTTACACGAAATATAGTTCTCTGCCCACAAAATAGGCGTGTCCGTGCGATACAAAAAAACCGCGCAAATAGGCACATCATCATAAACAACAATACTATGTTGCGGCAAGAACTCATAAGGTATCGGAGGCCATTCCCAAGCAGCCCACCACTGGCAAAAAGTGGGATAATCCTCTAAAGTGTGGTTTCTAATTTGCATCAGTTACTCACCGAAAAGTAAGGAATGACTAATTGCACTTTACACGGAAAAGGCTGGTCTTGGCAAATAATAGCTCGCTTGCTGCGTGACCAGCCACCATCGCGCTGGTCGTTAGGCTGATTTCCGATATTTTCATAAGTATCACCCGTAAACAGCTCAGGCGGCCTGTCCATACGCATAGCAGCAGTGCGTATTTCAATCTGTTTAAGGTTGTAATAGCTTGTCCCAAACTTGGCATAGAGCGTATCAAGAAACCGAAAACCAACCGCAAACAGGCTTTTGCGCTTTGTCTGCGCCGTGCCATTTGTGCCACCGCCTTCAAGTTCATTTGTTTCAAGGTAGCCGATATATGGCAACCCAACATGCACAACGGCGCTTTGCCTTTGCAGCGTTATTTCTCCCGCATCCACCGTAACTTGCGGATGTTGCCCGCCGTCCGTTACCACGGAAATCGTTTTGCCTTCAAGGTGGTCTATATCAGTCAACTCATCTGTGGTAAGATACCATTGCCCCGCCGGTATTGCCGAAGTAGAATTGAATGATTCCAGTATGTTGCAGGTTACTACAGTTGTACTTGTATAGCCAGTTATTTGTGCAACTCCATATTCTGCCCCAGTAATGCTTTTTCGCTGTAATTGCCTGCCTACCATGCCAGCACTAAAAACCGCAGCCGAAGCGGTAAACGTCACAGAACTTCCACTTACTGCTGAAGGCGTAAGAGTCGCCCCGGCGCTAAGTCCTATCTGGTCGCCATAATATGATAATGCGCTATCCAAATGGATATATTGGCGCTGCGATTCATAAAGCATGTTCCTATAAAGCGCGTTATCGTCCGATTCTGTATCGCTTAAAATGTAATCTTCCCGGCGGGTGAATGTCGTTTCGTCTGTCAGATACTCAATATAGTAGCGAGTAGTCCCGTCAATGATCCTTTTTACGCATATCCATATCTGGTCATATTCGCCAGAACGCGGCAAAGATGAAACAGAAACCACTTCGCCATCAGTATCATGTACATGCCAGCCGTTAACTGATTCCTGCTCTTCCAAGGTCATGCCAAGCAGCTTGCCATCATTCCGGGTGGCCCATACGATATTAGGCCGCCCTTCTTGAAAATCTATCTGCGTTAATCCGGTTTCAGTAATATGGTCGGCTAGGGTATTTCTATCTACGGGAACATATCCATCACGCTCAAAATCATATTCAAATGAACGGATTGTTAAGCGATTGGCCTGCACATAAAATATTTGGCTTCCCCTGCCAATAGGCATCATATCCGCAGCGCCAAAACTATTAGAAGGGCGAATAGAAATGCTTGTTGGAGTGACCACATTATCAAGGCCTCCGGTTACCTGCATCACGTCGTTCAGAGCACCAACCCCAAGGAACTTTTCAGTCCCCCGTAACCAGTTAATTTTTGCCGCATTGCCATAAATCACATATTCAATGCCGTCATCCGCCTCTGATATTGTGCCTTGCTGCAAGCTGAAATCGTCTTGCTCGCCTGACTTAGAAAACCATAGCTTGTTTGGGTCGTTGTTAGAGCCGCCATATACAAGGCGCTGCTCATAAAATCCAACAGCCGCAGGGTAGTTGCCAGACGACAAAAACGGAGCCGCCGCCGAAGCAATCCGGCGAATCAAACCCCCGCCAGTGTAAGCCGTATAGCCAGAAGCATCCTCGCCCGATAGCTGGAAAGTGTTAGCGCCAGCATTGACACCAGCAATCGTAAATTCTCTGCCGTTTAATTGCGTAGTGCCTGCTGCATTTTCAATAAATACTCTATCGCCGTTGGTAAATACATCGCCGCCTGTGTAGGTAATCACGCACGGATTAGCCAAGGAAATGGCGCTGATAAGCACGCCGGGTTGACGGGTTTTTCTAACAGGCGCGTGAGCCGTAAGCGCCCAGCTTGTAGGGCTTGTGTAGGTAAGTTTTTGCGGTGGGTGCGAAGGATGCGCAATGTAAAGAATATCGTTATCCTGCGCGAATTTTAACTGCTGTAAATCGCCAGCCGCATAAGGCGTGGTGACTTCTACCGCTACGCCGGGCGTAGATTCCACAATCCCATCATCACGGAAAAAGCGTATTTTTGTAGGCGTAAACTCCATAATAAACGCCACTGAATCAGTGTACACAAACGGATAAAGAAACGCCTTAGCATTGCTTTTTGTTTGCGCGACAAAGTATGACCCAGTGCGAAACTTCGCTCCACCTACTTCTTCGGTGATAAAATTCCTAACCCTGCGGCCTGATTTGTAATAGGCAGCAATATCAAATCGCCCATAAATTCGCGGGCTGATTTCACCGTATGAAAAATCAGGATAAGATGTGTTGACGTTAGTCATCAAATATCACGCGGTGCGAGTTGGCAATGGTGTTTGTAAGTCGAGCCGTGCGCGCTCTGCTTACCTGCCTGCGCGTTGGTGGCCTTTCTTGCCCGTCGATTGCCTTGCTCATAGCCGCGCGTTGTTTACGCAATTCCACCAATCTGGAAACATCGGTATTGCTTGAAGTTACCTTAAAAGCAATCGCCATTGCTAAATCAATAGCCAGCAAATCAACAAATAAAGGGTCGAATTTAGAAACGTTTGTTACGTCATAAACGTATTTTATGCGAAGTTGCCCTGCTTCTGCGCTATACAGAATATAGCCATTTTCTATTTCGTAGCTTTCGTTTCCTATTACGAAACCTTCCGCATCCACAATGGAATTAAGGCGTACAAAATCAGTAGGCAAAAGAAATTGCGATTCATACCCAAATGCAGGATCTTCAGATGAAGCTGCAAGAATGGCGCGTTTGCTGGCAAAATTCCACGGATGTTCACGCAATAACTTGCGGCGTGTTACATCATACCAGCGATTCAAAAGTGATTCTGTGGCATCTTGTGGATTTTCAATATCCAAAACCGTGCCAGCGGTAAGAAGGTCAAGGGCAAGATTGCCAATATCAGTTGATGACGTGACAGACATAAAACCCTTCTAGGCAGTCGGGAGGATAGGGCGGTGGAACCCTACCCTCCCTTTCGTTTAGCCTTGAACGAATTTAGCAATAACCGTAACAGTGCCAGCAGCAGTGCCGACAGTATCAGCGGTTACAGCAATATCGTAGGCTATATCAGGCGTAGTTTGGGCAGAGAGTTGTGCCAGCGTGCTTTTCACGTTAGCAATATCAACCGCAGCCAAACCAAGCTGGTGTCCAGTTGCACGGGTAAGCGCCGTTGCCAGCGTTTGCCCGGTCATGAACACGCCCTTGCTGATTACCGCGCCAAGATTGGTGCGATACAGGCCAAGTTCATAGTCCGTGCCGCCCGTAATAGCATCGCAAGCAATGCTGATTTCGGTCGGAATCAGACTTGAAGGCACGTCTTTAAATACGCGGTAAACAGAACCGTCATCATCAGCAGCCGCTACCTCAAAAATAGCAATCATGGTAAGCTCGCGCTCACCTGCACCTGCAAATGATGGGCCGGTTTTTTTACCAGCAACAACCAGCGAATCAACGTACTTATTCTCAATAGGCATAAAAACTCCTTACCTTATGCTGTTACACGGACGCGCTGAACCAGCACGCCTTCGCTGCGAACCGCACCGATTTCGCAGAGCACTTGCACCTGCGTGGTTTCGATAAGGTCGTTACGAGGCTCAATCTTGATGCTCATTTCTTTTGAAACACCAAGAACGATACCACGGCTGGAAGCAGCAAGCAGTTGACGCTCACCGCCAGAAGCCGGGATAATCGGCGACGCTACAGACGAAGCAAACAGAACCAAATCCATGCCCAGAGCAGAAGCAATGCGCCCCTTATCTACAGGCATTTGGCGGCCAAAATCACCGCTGGTCAGTTCGATTTCACCAAGCAGATTGGTATGCTCGCGGCCACCAATCGTCAGGTAAATCTGCTCGCTGTCATCAGTACCTACATCGCGGTCATAGAAATTCTGACGAACTTCAAGCAGCTTTTCGTAGGTGAGGCCAGCAGTAGCATCAACTACTACAACGCCGTCATTTGTCGCGGTTACGGTTGTACCGAAATCGCGTCCGGTAAGCACATCTGCGAAAGCAGCTTGATACATTACGCGGTCATACTGGCGAAGCATACCAGCGGCTACAGCCTTGGCATATTCGCTTTCTGGGTTGAGAAGCGCGCCACGAACGTCGCTTGCATCAATCGGAAGATTGATTACAAACCGGCGACGGGCAATCCGGCGACGATTGTGGGTGATGTCATCAAAAGTCGCAGGCGCGTTACGGCCTAAGACTTCGCGGGCTTCTACACGGCCAAGACCGTCATAAGCCCAAAGGTCGCCAGACATTTGTTGAACTTTAGCATAAGGCTTCAAGCGCGACTGCATTTGTTGCGCTTGATGATGCACCATATCCGAAAACTCGGTAATCAGCGCATTATCAATGGATTGAATTGCCACAGGAAACTCCTTTAATGTGGTTGTGAAACGAAAACAAAAAGTAATGTGTTCGATTCGCTACCCACTAAAGAAGTGGACGATATCTGGGCGTTAGCCGTGTCAGACGGACGTCGCAACGCTACCCGTCACAAGCAAATTATATCATTTATCAATGCTTGTCAAGCACCCAATGCACGACGCACTGCTGCCGACATTTCTTCAATTTTTGCTCGCGTTTCTTTATAGCGTGGGCTTGTTGGGTCAGTGGCATCTTTGCTTGAACGCAACGCAGCAAGCTCTTTGCGGGTGGCTTCTATGTTGGAAGCAGGTGCAGCTTCACCGCTGGGCAGTTTGCCTTCCGCGCCATATTCCTTCTTGACACGATCAATCTCTGCCTTTGCATTAGCAGCCAAGGCCTGCATGGCAACAAGCACGTTAGACGAAGCATCGCTAATAGCCCCACGCAATTCTTCCGGCACAAATGCCTTGATTGCTTCCTGCGCCACTGTTTCGATTTCGCTTGCTTTATCTCCAAAATGCTTGGCCGTAAGATCGCTATAAACTTTATCATCATTAAGGCGAGAATTATTTTCTGCTTCTTTTTCAAGAAGCAAATAGTCTTTATAAAAATCAGCAGCTTGTTTTTGAGTAAGCCCATGTTTGCTAAATAATTTTTCAGCAATAGGGGAAAATTCAGCCAAGACTTTTTCATCAAAACCTTCCACCTTCGGAAGGTCATACTTTTCCGGCCTTGTTGTAGAATAGAATTTTTCCCATTCCTCAGCAGGTGAATCAGTTAAAGGAACGCCAGCAGGACGCTTGCCAATCAGGCTTTGGGCATTATCGGTGAGTTTCCATAAATCATCCGCGCTTTTAATGTCCTTTGCCCAACCTTTAGAAGCGTATGCTTCGGGTACGGAAAAACTACTTGCTGGCGCTTGATTTGGTTGCGGTGCGGCCTGCACGTTCTCTTGAGGGGCTTGTTCGGTCATCTTTAATCTCCACCTTACGTTGATATTCAAACTCAATTTTCTTGAGGGACTCTACACGAATGCGCTCACGAAGTCCACCATATACGCCACGCCGGACAGCGTAGAAATGAGATACTACAGGATCATCGCTTGCAATAAAAGTCTTATCCCACCCGCACGAGTCTTTAATCATGGCAAGAACAATCTGCCCATCCTCAGTGCCAGCAATTGCATTTAATGCACGAATAAACTCTTTTTCATCCACCTGTTTCATAACGACTTTAACGCTTATTCATAGAAACCATTGACCAAAACTGTGCCGCGAATAATTTGCGAGGCGGTAGCAGTGCCTACAGGCATTTTTAAAATCACATGCAGGAATGTACCCGCCGCGACATAAAGCGGCGCGTCTAGGTTCACATCCACTGGCGCTGCGATAGAGCCGATTGCAGCCCCGATAGCAAAGCTCTGAAAGCCAAGGGTAAGGCGGCGTGGCGCACGTGTGCCAGCCGTTGCGGAATCGGCTGTGTTCAAAGCAACAGCCGTTGAGCCTACGCCCAATCCCCATTGTAGCACCGTGGCCGTAGTAGCAACAGCCGCGCCGAGGTTAATGGTTTCGATGCGCAGGCCGCGCACCACAAGGTTTTTACCCGCCGCCGCTGCGCTAGGCAAGGGAACTTGGAAAGCAAATAGCGCGTAATCTGTTTCTGCCCCAGCAACAGCAGCAAATTGGAATTGACCGCCAAGCGTGCTATAGCCAGCCGCCGTGTTTGATAGAGTAGCGGATACAGG